AAAAACGGCCAGAAGTACCGGAAGCAGGCAAACCTAAAAGACCTTGCTACGGTCATGGGGATTGTCTTTGACAAACGACAGATTGGCCGGAATGCCCCGACTTCCATCTCCCGCTCAGGGAGTGAGAACAGACTGGAGCAAATGGCCAAGCGGTTTGAAGAGCTTGCTCAGAAGGCGGCCCGACCCGGAGACGACGCCAAGGTGATTAACGGGGACACGGGAGAGGTAGAGCACACCCAAGAAGGCGAGGGGTAATTAGGTATGAGCCATAAAGGACTTACCCCGGAGATGCTTTACGGGTTTTCGGCATCAATCCTCGCTTCGAGGTACGACGAGCCGAAGCCCATTCCTCTGTTTCACCAAGAGATGTGGGAATACTGCTGCGACCCCCACCCACAGGTGGCTATTGCGGCCCCCCGGGGCCATGCGAAATCTACAGCCATCACTTTCGCCTATGTATTGGCGGAGATGTTGTTCCGGAGATCGAGCCATGCCCTAGTTCTGAGTGCGAACGAAGAGTTGGCATCAGGATTTGTCACAGAGATCAAGACGGAGCTTCAAGAGAACGAAGACCTGATCCAGTATTTCGGGGTTCACAGGTTCGTCAAAGAGAACGAATCCGAGATCATCGTCCAGATGGAGGACGGCCACAAGTTCAGGATCATTGCCAAAGGCTCTCAGCAGAGGATGCGGGGCCTGAAGTGGGAGCGAAAACGTCCAGACCTTGTAGTGGGGGATGACCTTGAGGATGACGAGATCGTCCTGAACAAGGAAAGGCGAGAAAAATTTAAGAGGTGGTTTTACGGGGCCGTGCTTCCTATCATCAAACAGGGGGGCAAGGTCAGACTGGTGGGGACGATTGTCCACATGGACTCTCTGCTGGAAAACCTCATGCCGGACCACAAGTCTCCGGACACTGTGGTAGATCCTTTACGGATCTGGAGCACTAAGAAATCCCCATCCTGGAAAGCGATCAAGTACAGGGCCCACGATGATACGTTTGACAACATCCTCTGGCCCGAGCAGTTTCCAGAGGAGCGTCTCCGGAAGATTAAGCAGGACTTCTTGGAGCAAGGGCTGCAAGATGTGTACGGCCAGGAGTTCCTGAACGACCCGATTGACCAAGGTACGGCTTACTTCCGGGACGAAGATTTTGAAGAGGCAGAGCCCGGCTCCGATAAGTTTTTGAACTACTACGTCGGACTCGACTTTGCTATTTCCAAGGAATCCCGAGCGGATTACACCGTAATGGCAGTAGTCGGGGTAGATGACAAAGGCAAGTGGGAAGTAGTCCACGTTCGGAAAGGGCGGTGGGACTCGAAAGAGATCATGGAAAATATGTTCCAAGTCCAGGAACGATTTGAGCCCCAGATTTTCTTCATCGAAAAGGGGATGATTGAAAGGACCATAGGGCCCTTTTTGTACGACGAGATGATGCGTCGTGGAATCTACATGAACCTCGAAGGTAAGCACCCAGACCAAGATAAGGTACGGAGAGCCCGTCCTCTACAGGCCCGGATGCGAGCCGGTGCCGTTCGTTTCCGTAAGGACAACGACTGGTTTCCTGATCTTTACGAGGAAATGCGGAGATTCCCCAAGGCCCCACACGATGACCAAGTCGATGCTCTGGCCTGGGTGGGGCTTGGTTTGCTTGATCTGAACAACGCCCCTACTCCGGAAGAGTATGCGGAGGCGTTGTGGCAAGAAGAGTACGACTCGGCAATCGAATTCACCGGACGCGACCAAGTCACAGGATACTAGATAGATGAGACACGAAGAAGACTATAACACCGAAGAGGCCGAGTTCAACTTGCGCCTCAACGACATACTCAATCAAGAAAATGTGGCCGAGCTTCTAGACGGCAAACAACTTGACTATGTCGGGAACTTGGTTGTAGAGGAGTTCAACCAAGATAAAGAGTCCCGGACAGAATGGGAAAACAATATGGAGGATGCCCGAAAGCTGGCACTCCAGATTACCGAAGAAAAGAACTTTCCGTGGCCAGGAGCCTCGAACGTCACTTTCCCCTTGGTTACTATCGCAGCCATGCAGTTTCAGGCCCGGGTGTACCCGGAGGTGGTTAAAGGGGCTGAGGTTGTTCAGATGCGGTCCTACGGCAAAGACGAGGCGGGCGAAAAACATTCTCAGGCTCTGAGAGTTCAGAATCACATGAACTACCAGATGCTGGAGGAAGACGACAAATGGGAGGAGGAGCACGATAGGGCTCTTATGGTCCTTCCTATTCTTGGTTGTGTGTTCAAGAAGACCTACTTCGATCCTTTGAAGGGCCACATTGTCTCAGAGCACGTACTGCCCCACGACCTTGTTGTCCCTTATTATGCTAAGTCCCTAGAAGATGCGGCCAGAAAGACTCAGGTCGTTCCTATGTATCACAAAGATATCAAGGAAAGGCAGCTTTTAGGAATTTACCTTGATGACGTAGACTTGGGGGCACCTAGACGAGAAGAGGACCCGCACAAACGAAACCAGCAAGATCAAAAGGGACTCAGACCCCCAACTCAAGACAGAGACAAGCCTAGAGATATCATCGAGCAGCACAGGTTTTTGGACCTGGATGGAGATGACTACCCCGAGCCGTACATCGTTACGGTTGATTTGAGTTCCGGTAAGGTCCTTCGGATTGTAGCCCGCTTTATTGAGAGCGGAATCCAGACCAACGTGGATAATGAGATCCAGGAAATCGAAGACCACGTTGCGGAAGTTCTCGAACAGATGTCCCCCGAAAGCGAGGGCGTCTTTGAGTTTGTCAAAGAACAACGAGAGCGCATCCAAGAGCTCCGTAACCGAAGCTTTGTAATCAGGATTAGTCCAGAGGAGTATTTTACCAAATATTCCTTTATTCCGTCACCCGACGGTTCGTTCTATGATATCGGTTTTGGTCTGCTTCTTGGGCCCGTAAACCGTTCCGTGAACACCATCATCAACCAACTGGTTGATTCCGGCACCCTCCAAAACTCAGCCGGGGGCTTTATTGGCCGTGGCGTGAGCATGAGGGGCGGTAAGATGAGGTTTGAGCCGTTTGAGTGGAAGCGAGTTGATGTTGCTGGTGGCGATCTGGCCCAGAACATCTTCCCATTGCCCGTCAATCAGCCCTCAAGTGTGCTGTTTCAGCTCTTAAACCTGCTGATTAACTACGGGGAGAGGATGTCGGCTGTCTCCGACCTGATGCAGGGCGTGACTCCGGGGCAGAATACACCTGCTACTACCTCTATGGCGGCCCTAGAACAGGGCCAGAAGGTCTTTTCCAGCATCTACAAACGTGTTTACCGGGGTATGAAATCCGAGTTTAAGAAGGTTTTTTACCTCAATTCGCTTTACTTGGAGGGTTTGGAGAGCTTTTATATCCTAGATACCGGGGAAACAGACACAATTCACCCCGAAGACTATCGCACATTCCAAGGCATCATCCTTCCCTCCGCCGATCCGTTTGTAGAATCCTCCGAGCTGAGGATGCAGCGGGCCCAGTTCCTTGCGGAAAGGGCTCAGATGGTCCCCGGATACAACACTACTGAAGTAGAAAGACGCCTTCTAAAAGAAATGAACATTGAAGGCAAGCAAACTGTGTTTCCGGTGGACGAAGAAGGGAATCCGCAGATTCAGCCGCCGACAGATCCCGAGATGGAGATCAAGATTGCGGAAGAAGAGCGGAGACTGGCCGAGACTCAGGCCAGAGTGCAAAAGCTCAACTTCGAAACTGAGCGGGATATGCTCAAGTTAGACGTTGAGATTGCTAAGATCGAGGCAGAAACTATCCTTGCACTGGCAAAAGCTCAGTCTGAGGAACAGAAGCACGAACTAGAGAAGCTTAAAACGCACCTTGACTTTATGAAGGAGCGTCGAGAAGAGTTAGATACCATTCTCCAGCATACTAGAGAAGAGGAGAAGCTTGAAAATGATAGAGCCCAGCAAGAGCGAGATCCAGGAATGGCTGGACAACCGGCTGACCCAGCACATGATGCAGGTCGTGGAGAAAGAGGCCCAGCACCTGATGGACCTACGGGCTAATGGGGCCCTTTATCACCGTTACGAACCGAACAAAACTGCTGAAGACAACGCCCGTATTACCGGGACACTAGAAGTTTTGGCTTTGTTTGGCAACAGTGATAATCTTTTGCAGCTTTTAAGCAAAGAGGAGGAAGAAGATAGTGACGACCAATAAATCAGGAATTACCCCAGCGGGGCATCGAGTGCTTGTACTGCCGGACCAGACTATGAAAGACTATGACGGGGTCCTTGAGATTCCTGACACCGTCAAAGATCGTTACGCAATGGCTCAAACTACCGGAGTTGTTGTATCTATCGGCAAAACTGCTTGGCAAACTGAAGATTTTGGCAAGGAGTTGTGGGCAAATGAAGGAGATAGAGTCTGCTTTGCCAAATATGGTGGTCTAGTTATGAGAGGCAAGGACGGTGCTCAGTACCGATTGCTGAATGACGAAGATATCACCGCAGTTATTGAAGAAGACGTAACCCTCGGAGAGGAGTAAGTAGAATGAGCGAGAAAAATGAAGACAAAAACCAAGAACCGACCCAGTATGAGCTTGATTTGGAGCATGCCCAGCAACAAATGGCGTATGAAGAGGAAGAAGAAATCCAAGATACTGGCGAGGAAAAAGGTGAAGAAGAGCAAGAGCCTCAGACCGACGAAGAAGAGATGTCGTTTGAGGAAGAAGCACGACAAGAAGGCTGGGTTCCGCTAGAAGAGTGGAAGGGCCGAAAAGACGATTGGGTAGATGCTGAAACCTTTGTTCGTCGGGGCCGAGAAATCCTGCCGATTGTGAACTCCAAGCTCTCTCGAACCGAAAAAGAGCTTGAAGAGCTTCGAAAAAAGTTTGATCGCTACGAACACGCGAGCAAAGAAGCGATGAAGCGGCAACAAAAGAAGCACATGGAAGAACTTGAGGACATTCGTAAGCAAGCGTTCGAGGACCAGGACTATGAGAAGTTCCGGGAAGTAGAACAAGAGATGGAAGACCTCAAGAAGGACGAGAAGGGTGAAGAGGATGACATCCAACAACACCCAGCAGTCCGTGACTTCCTTTCAAAGAACCCTTGGTATGGACAGGACGAAGACCTGACGGCGTATGCAGACGCTATCAGTGCCAAAATGGAGCTTCCTAATGCAACTCCCGAGGAGCGTCTGGAAAAGCTCTCAGAAAGGGTCAAACAAGCCTTTCCCCACAAGTTTGAGGACAAGACTAAGGCTCGTCGAAGAGTCGTAGAGCCCGGGCGTCCTTCGCAGCGTAAGCCTAAGTCGAAGAAGCCCTCCTACGATGATCTTCCTGACGAGGCTAAAAAAGCCTGCCAGGAATTTGTGAATGAATACGGCTTAATGACCGAACAAGAGTATGTAGATAGCTACTTCTCACAGTAAGGAGATATAAAATGACACAGACTAAACGACAGAGCAAGCGCAAGTCCAGTCGTCAGCCCTTCGGTGTTCCGAAGTCAAAGCTGACCATTAACGGGGCCAAGATTCCCGGCTTTACCCTTCGATGGATTAACGACCAAGATAATCGAATTCTTGAAGCTCAGGAAGGAGGTTATCAGCACGTTAAGAAGGACGAAGTGCCCAACATCGGCGACAAAAATGTAGTTGATATGGGTGATCTTGGGTCTGTGGTGTCTAGAGTAGTGGGCACCTTGCCCGGCGGGGGTCCGATGCGGGCATATTTGATGAAAATCGAAGAAGACCTCTACAAGGAAGACCAGCAACTCAAACGAGAGTACGAAACTTCCGTAGAGGATAATCTGATGGGCGGCGAAGGTGTCGAAAAAGCTTATGTTCCTAGTGGAGCTCAGCATGGCATCACTCGTGACTAAAATTGCCGTCGCCCCGAACTAAGAAGGAGTAAAAGATGGAAAATGTTGATCGTTCGTTCGGCCTCCGGGCCGTAGAACATTTGGACGGCTCCCCGTATAACGGGGCGACTCGGCGTGTTTACATTCCCGAAACTGTGGCTGAGGCTATTTTTCTTGGCAGCCCTGTGAAGTCCTTGGGCGATGGTGACGAATTCGGCAATCCTGCCGTTGAGTTAGCCGTCCCCGGCGACGAACTGTTGGGCGTGGTTATCAGTTTTGAACCCTACCGGGATGACCTTAGTGTTATGTATTCCGAAGGGGGCAAAGGTCGATACGCCAAAGTCGTGACCGCTCCTGATGTAATCTTCGAGATCCAAGCCGATGGTGTTCTAGAATCTAGTAACATCAATGATCTGGCCGACCTGACTGCTGAAGAAGGTCAGGAAGTGTCCGGTCTGAGCACTGTGCAACTGGACGCGGCTACGGCCGGTACAGGTACCCAAGTGCGTATTCTCGGCTTTGTGGAACGAGAAGATAATGTTGTCGGCGAAGATAACGCAAAAGTGCGTGTCTTGATTGTCGATCACGAACTTAAGTAATAGAAGGAGCTAATTTATGGCTGGTGTAATTCAAACTGGTAATCATCCAAAGGCACTATGGCCCGGCGTCTACGCTTGGTGGGGTGCCAAATACGACGAGCACGAAGAGCAGTACAAGTATCTCTTTGATGAGCACAACTCTCGTAAGAACTATGAAGAAGATGTTCAGCACGTAGGCTTCGGTCTTGCCCCGATTAAGCGTCAGGGCAGCCCGGTAACTTACGACACTCATTCTCAAGGTTTCATTACCCGGTATGTGCATGTCGCATACGCTCTGGGTTATATTGTTACCCGAGAAGAGCTGGACGACAACTTGTACAACGAAGTGTCTATGCGTCGATCTGAAAGTTTGGCTTTCTCCATGCGTCAAACCATGGAAAACGTAGGCGCCAACGTCTACAACCGAGCTTTTGATTCTGACCATACGGGTGGTGATGGGGAGCCTCTGCTTTCTGATTCTCACCCCAACACCGTAGGCGGTGGCACTTTCTCTAACGTGCTCGATCCGGCAGCCGACCTCTCTGAGGCGTCTATCGAAGACCTGATTATCCAGATTTACGGTGCTCGGGATGACCGAGGCTTGAAGATTTCTTTGATGCCTCGTAATCTGATTATCCCGCGTCAGCTTCACTTCGAAGCTAACCGTATTCTGAACTCTACCCTCCAGAACGACACTGCAAATAACGCAGTTAATGTTCTGAAGGCTACCAATGCACTCCCGGAAGGTGTAGTGATGAACCACTACCTGACCGACCCGAATGCTTGGTTTATGCGGACTACTGCTCCGCACGGCATGAAGTGCTACAAGCGCGTTGTGCGGGAGTTCGGCCAGGATAACGACTTCGACACCATGAACGCCAAGGCCAGGGCATACGAGCGGTACAGCTTTGGCTGGACCGATCCGCGTGGTCTGTATGGCTCTGCTGGTGCGTAAACAAGTCGCATAAAGGATTAACTCACAGGGCCAAGGACGGCCTACTTTTAATTAAGGAGATTTAGGTATGAGTAAACTCAAGCCGACTCGCTTTCCTAATGGAATTGAAGCTCCTCTTCTGAACGAAGACGGAGAACAAGAAGGTCCTATCGCTGATGCTGCTGGCGATGCTGAGGACAAACTGAATGAGCTTTTGGCTGCTCTACGCAGCTTGAAAATCATTGCTGAAGAATAAGAGGAGATAAGCAATGGCTACTCCAACTTGTCTTTCTAGCGGCAATATAACTGAAGACACTCAACTGTGGCCGGAAGGGAACAGGGGCCTGCTGCACGGAGTCACCATCACTGTAGCGGGGAGCGACAACGCACAGGCACGGATTTACGAAGGGACCAGTAACGAAGGAAAACTTTTAGCAGTTGCTAGAGTGTCAGGAGACGTTGTCCGTACAGAGCATCTCTTTTATAATCGTCCTGTTAGGTCCGCTAACGGGATTTTTGTAGAGGTGCTAGGCAATCCTTCTAGGCTAATAGTTTACTACGGGTAATAACTATGAGTGAGCCTTACTTTAAGAAAGGTGATTACAACGTAATTTGTGATTACTCTGGGTTCAAGGTCAAAGCTTCTGAGTGTCGTATGACTTGGGACGGGTTCTTTGTCCACAAAAGGTACTGGGAGCCCCGTCACCCCCAAGACTTTCTTCGGGGTAAGGTTGACGAGCAAAGAGTTCCTGTAGCTAGGCCGGAGCCAGAAGACGATTTTATCAACCCCGAGAACCCAGTAGAACCAGAGGACTTGTAAAATGACATACTTTATTCCATTCGGATCAGCAGGCAGTGAAGCTTGCTGGGATATCACAGGACCGGAGGAGCGTTGGATAAATGATGACAACGCCATTTATGATAGCTCCCTTGACTGTTGGGACTTTGTCGTGCCTCCCACTGATATTGTGGCTTAAGTAACCATGACTACGACATGGATTCTACACGAGTCTACCTCCACTGATGACGCTTGGAACTTTTCTGCCACTGATTGGGCTCCCAGCACCATTACTATGGAGCTTCAGGCCTTGACCGAGCTTTCTGAAGTTGAGGTGACTGCTCTTGTAGTAGACGACTCAGAAAACGTATCCTCCGGCGGAGGAGTTAGTTTCTCTTTTATGGAGGCCTCCGACAGCGAAGACATAGTTATTGATGTCACTTACCCCGAGAACACTCACTTTTATGGGCTTTCCTTTTCTTATGAGACTTCGGATGGTGATAAGGCCTTAAGAGCCTGCAAAATTAAGGGGTGTGGCCCAAATCTAGAGGAGCCCTTGTTCAACATAATAGACCCCGTGTAACTCGCAAAGTTAGTGGAGATTAAGCATTAGTACAAACGCTGGAGTACGGCAATGAAACTTAAAAGAAACGACATTATTAAAGCCGCTCTGCGGAAAGCCGGGGTTTATGACCAGGGCGATACTATCCCTTCGGAAGATATCCAGGAGGCTGCCCTGGCTCTTAACCTTATGGTCAAAGAGTGGACCGCAGACCCGAATATGAAGCTCTGGCAAAGAAAAGAAGGTCTTCTTGTAACTTATCCTCAGCAAAAAGATTATTTTTTCCCNCGGGAATTTTATCGGGCATCTGCTCCCTTGTGGAGTCCCTTGACACAGTACATCTATTTTGTAGATGTGGACCCAGAGAACGAGTCTTACCCTGCTGTTCGTCGCCCTGACAATTCCACCAGCTTTGACAATCTGGAAAGCAAGGATCACGAAGCATATATTGGATGGGCCGAAGAAGACGAGGCCGGAAGAGACCATAAAACAATTTTTTGGAACGAAGGTTTTATGACAGTTTCTGGGGGAAACGTGACTGGCCTTACCTTAGATAGCGGGGCTGAGGTAGATGGGGGGTCTAAGGTAATCGTGGTGTTGAAGAAAGATCTTCTAGAAAAGCCTACAAAAATCACTTCTATGACCCGAGTGGCTTATAGAAAAGTAGATGACAAGACTCAGATTGATACTCCCATCAAGATTGTAAACCTCGGCGAGTACAACATGCTTAGTTCTAAGTTTGCTTCGGGACCCCCCACCATGGCTTACTATGAACCAAAAGCTTTTGAGGGGCATCTCAGACTGTGGCCTAACAATCAAAAAGGCATCTGGGTTCTTAGAATCTTCTTTGACACAGAGCTTGAAGCTTTTGAAGATTTGTCTGATGAAGTCCAGTTCCCCCCGGAATGGTACAATACCCTAGTGTGGGGATTAGCTGCTGAGATTGCTTCAGAATATGCCCTTCCTATTGGGGAGCGTCAATACTTGGCTGAGATGGCAATGGCCAAGAAGATGAATGCTATGGCCCATGACGAAGAGCAAGGGTCTATTTACTTTGAGATGGACTACCAAGGGAGACGATAATGGAGTCTTTGCCTTTTGCTGGGGGAGCATACTCCGGACGCTCTGTTGATGTAAACCCTCAAGTCTGCATCAACTTCTACACAGAAGCAGACCCGGCGTCAGGGCGGGCAGAGCATTACTTGGTAGGTACCCCCGGAACAAAAAAGGTGGCCGAGGTAGGCGAAGGTCCTATCCGAGCCATTCATAAATTTGGCCCAGATTTGATCGTAGTTTCTCGGGAAGAAGTGTTTCGAGGAAACTTAGATGATGGGTTTGAAAAAGTTGGTGAGCTTGACACAATCTTTGGCCCCGTAGATGTTGTAGATAACGGGTACGAGACCGGCAAGCAAGTTCTGATCTCCGATACGTTTGAGCTTTACCTTATCTCTCGTAGTGTTCTAGAGCCTGAAGAAGACGAAGACGACGAGGATGATGATAATGAAAGCGAAAATGGAGATGATGATAATGGAGACGACGAAGAGGAGGAAGAAGAAGAGTTCAAGCCCTTTAAAAAGCTTGAGCTTGGAGATCGAATTAGCTCCATCGAGTTTCAAGACGGTTACTTTATTGTAGGTATCCGAGATACCAACCGTTTTCGGATTTCTGCCCTTTATGACGGGGATTCTTGGAGTGCGCTGGACATTGCTTCTAAAGAAGGCTCCCCCGACAACCTTGTTTCTATTATTTCTCAAGAGAGACAGCTTTGGCTGCTCGGAGAGAAAACTTCCGAAGCTTTCTACAATAGCGGAAACCCTGACTTTCCTTTTGAAAGGTTTCAAGGGGGGTTTTTAGAGACGGGCTGCGTAGCTCCTAGAACGGCGGCCAAAACAACTAAGGGGGTTTTTTGGCTATCTCAAGATAGCAGAGGCCATTGTCGTGTCGTGACTGTGGGAGAGGGAATGACTGCCGAGCCGGTTTCTCCCACCTCTATCAATTATCAGATTCAGCAGTATGGCCGAGTAAACGATGCCTTTGCTTTTGTTTATCAAATCGAGGGCCACGAGTTTTACGTACTGACTTTTCCACAGGCTAACGTGACCTGGGTTTTTGATTTGACAGACGGCTTCTGGCACCAGTGGAGTGTCTGGAGGGACAGCCGCCACAACAGGCATCTCTCAAACGACTACGAGTTTTATGGCAGCAAGCACCTAGTAGGTCATTTTCGGAAGCCAGAAATTTATGAGATTTCCTCCAAGCATTTCACAGATGACGGAAACCCTATCGTAAGGGATCGAATTTTTCCTCACGTCAATGATTCTGAAAAAAGACTTTCTATGTCTGGGATTCAGATGGTATTTGAACACGGTGTAGGAGCGAAGTTTGGTCAAGGAGACCCCCCTCAAGTAAGCTTAGCTTGGAGTAAGGACGGAGGTCATAATTGGTCGAGCTTTGTCAAAAGAGACATCGGAAAGCGAGGGGCACACAGTAACCGAGCTATCTGGAAGAAGTTGGGGCAGGCTCGTAGATGGACCTTCTGGATTCGAATGAGTGATCCGGTTAAGCCTATTATTCTCGACATGGTTGCATTATTCAGAGGCCAAGAGCATGTTTAGGAAAGGTCGAATTGCAGACATCCCGGTTAAAGTTCCTTCCACAGAAAAAAAGTGGCAGGAGTTTCTGAGAGAGCTGTCTGTAATTGTTGATCGTAATATTCTTGACGGCATAGACGAGCTTGTAAGTAACCTAGATGACGCTGAGCAGACCCTGATAGACCACATTGGGGATGACTCCATCCACTTTGAGATGGAAGACATTGCTCTAACAGCAGATCAGATTACTACGGGGGTTATATCTTTTGATCGTCTGCCCATCTCAGAGCAGCAAGTCCAAGAATGGGACGAGGCTTTCGGGTGGGGTGACCACGCCGAGGCGGGTTACGCTCAGGAAGACCATACCCATTTGCCCGCAGATATTTTAGCTGTTAGGGAAGCTGAAGAGGCCATTAGTGCTCTGAGGGCTGTGGTGACTACTGACCAAGGGACGGTTGCTCTGGCTGATTTGTCTGACGAATCACACTTTGGAAAAGTTTTAGGTATCTCAGTGACGTCCGCTTCTTCTGGGAGCCCTGTCACAGTTCAGTTGTTTGGAGAATTAGTAGACTCTTCTTGGAGCTGGACTCCCCAAGAGTGGATATTTGTGGGCGATAACGGGCAGCTCACACAACAAATTCCAGAAGGCCCGTGGATTCAAGTTATGGGACACGCAACCTCCACGACATCTGTAGAAATTAAAGTCAGGGAGCCAACTATTTTGGAGAATAACTAATGCCAGATAATCGAAGAGTTTATGCCACTATTGCAGACGGGATTGTTAAGTTCATCAAGGCGATCACTTCGTCTACTGGTAGTGCAGACGCAGACAAAATCCCAGCTCTAGGAGCTGACGGTCGTCTTGATTCCAGCTTTTTGCCGGAGGGTGTCGGGGAAGACATCGTTGTACTCACTGCCAGTGAAAATCTGAGTGCTGGAGAGCTTGTAAATGTGTGGGATGATGCTGGCACTTTTAAAATGCGTAAAGCGGATGCCAGTAACAATAGACCAGCTCATGGCTTTGTAAAAGACTCAGTGGACGAAGACACTCAGGGAGATTTTTATAAGTCAGGGNCTGTCCCAGCTTCCGGATTAGATGCTAATACTAGNTATTTTCTTTCTGATTCTGTTGCTGGCGACTTTACTACTACTGCTCCCAGTACCAANGGAACTATTGTTCAGGAAGTTGGTTTTGCTTTAGCAGAGGACGAACTAATCTTTGATCGTGGCCTAGTCCTTGAGTTGGTGGAAGTTGAGTAATGCCGAATTACAAGAACATAGAGCTGGATAACAACGGCAGCCCTGTAGTTCGGTCCC